TGCTCGACGCCCCGTACGGCATGATGATCTCTTCGGCGGGGATGAACATCGCCACCTGCCGTCCCAAGCCGGGGTCGAAGTAGACCTTCTTGAACGCAGCGCCTGCAAGGCCCAGCGAGTACAGCATGCGCTCGTGCTCCGGGCGATACTCAGGCATCACCTCGGTAAGCTGATAGTTCATGTCGTCGCGGACACGCTCAGCAGCTTCTTCCTTGAGTTTGGTAATGGCACCAACAATCTCGGTCTTGACCGGACCCGCAGCGGGGAACGTCTCGATGATGGTGTCAGACTGGAAGCGCACAGCGGCTTCAGTCAGGATGGTTGAGTACACGCCACACGCGCCGTTCCACGGCTCGGTGCGCTCCTCATACTTCATGCCCAAGACCTCAAGGCCCTTGACGAACGTATCGACCCAGTCCTTGCGGCTGGCGATGTCGGCATCAACCTCACCCATCAAGTCAGAGGCCAGCGACTGCAACTCGTTCTCGTCAAAGAACTCAGCGAGGTTTGCGTTGAACTCGTCGGCTCCGGAGAAATCTGTCTCGGGAGTTAGTTCAATCTCCACCCCGCCCATGCCGATACTCAGGCTTTCGGGGTTCTCGATTTCAATCTCGATTGCAGGCTCGTCAGTCAGAAGCGTCGGGTCAATCTGAGACAGAGCGCTGTCGATATTGGTAGCCATGATGAATCCTTAATAAAACCCACCGCCACGGCGGCGGAAAAACTTGGGCTCGTCCGGCTGATCTGAAGGCAGTCGAAGGAACCCGCCTTGTCTGAAGCGCATCAAGGCCAGCGTTGTTGCGTCAACCAAGTCGTCGTTCTCTCCAGAAGGGAACGCAGCAATCTCGTCAACCAACTCCTCGGCCCAGCGCGTACGCGGTACCCATACCTTTCCCGAGGCGATTATGTCGCTGACGGAGTTCAAACGGGCGATCTTGTCTTGGCCTTTTGAGGGCGTGTATTCCTGTACTGGAATACCCATCGAGCGGAGTTCGTAGATAAGTGGAGCGCCGGTAGCCTTCTTTTCGATGAGCATCCCATCGGGCTCCCACTCGTTGTATTCACGCAGCACGTCACGCTTCAACTCCACCCACTCCACGCGTTTCTTATAGGTGTTGAGCAGGATAATGTTGGGTTGATCGTGGTCCTCGGGGTTCTTGAAGATGCCCCAAGTAGTACTTGCAGAGAAGTCTGCCCGCTGGTGTTTCTCGAACGCCGTGTCCCACGTCTGGAGGATGTAGTCGCACTGCGGCGGGTTTTCGCCATCCCACCATTTCCACCAGTCGCGCTTGACGATGGCCGACTCGTTGCCAACGGGGTTCTGCTGGTACTGTGCCTGCCACTTGGCGTTAGGCAGTTCTTCTTGTAGCGCAGAGAGTTCTTCCAGTGACCAGAACTCTGGCCACAGCGGGTTGCCCGAGGGCATGATGGCTGGGAACTCAATGACCTCCCACTCCTCACCGCCGCGCTGAGCGCTGGCCTTGATCACCTGACCGGTGAGGTCGCGCATGGCCCATCGGGTCATCACGATGACAATAGCTCCCCCCGGCTGGAGACGCTGCCGTGGGCCCGAGGTGTACCACTCGTATACCTTATCGTATATCTCCGGGTTCACCGCCGCAAGTGCAGCCTCTTGTTCGGAGTGCGGGTCGTCGATGATGAGCAGGTCGGCACCCTTACCGGTCACCGCACCGCCCACACCGATAGCGAAGTAGTCACCGCCCTTGCTGGTGTTCCACCGTCCGGCTGCTTTGCTGTCGGCTTGGAGGTTCAGATCCGGAAAAGTGCTCTTGTAGACCTCGGAATCGACCAAGTTTCGGACCTTGCGACCGAAACCCACAGCTAGCTCCGCCGTGTGTGAGGTCTGGATTACTTTCTTATGGGGGAACTTGCCCAAGAACCACGCCGGAAGCAGGTACGAGGCGAATTCCGACTTGGTATGGCGTGGCGGCATGTTAATGATCAGCCGCTTTAGCTCGCCTTTGGCTACCCGCTCGAAAGCAGCGGCCATGATCTTGTGGTGACGGCCCGAAATGAAGGTCGGCCACACCTTTTCCACGAACTTGATGAACTTCTCTTGCGAAAGCTCGCGCTGTTTGAGCTTTTCCAGCTTGATTAGCTGGGCTTCCAGCACGCGCAGGTCAGCATCCGACAGTTTGTCGATGATCTTGGGCAGATCTCGGAGGGAAACGGCGTCAAGAGCCCTCATCTAGCCTCTCATCCGTCGATTCTTTATGCACGTCAGCGTCGACCTGTTCAATTACTTCGAGTTTTTGTACAGGTTCGTCCTCCAACTCGCTAATCAGAGGCTCCACGTCGATCACGTCAGCGTTGAGCAGGCGCTTGATGCGGTCCTTGATGCTGTTTTCGAGGTCTGTAGAGGTCTTGTGCGTAACAGTGATCTCGCTGCGCTCTGTAAAGAGGCCCACGTCACTGTGTTTGCCGAGCAGTTCGAGCGCTTTTAGCTCCAACTTGGGGTCGCCGCAGTCCGAAAGCTTGAGCAACTTGTTGGTTATGTAGTTGCGAGCCTGCTGAGCGTCGGCAAACGCTTGGAAATCAAACTGTTTAACCAGCACTGAGGCTGCTTTGGCCTCCGCAGGTGCTGTTATGTGGCGAGGTTCTTGAGGTTTTTTCTCGCCGTTGATCAGTGCAGCCGCACTATGCAGGTCTTGGTCGGAGTAATCAATGCTTCCGCCAAGCTCTTCAATGAGGTTCGCTGTGTTTACAGCGACGGCGACGCTGTCCTTGTGAGTTTTGGGCAACTCATCGGACAGATCGAAGGGGATTGGGTGATCCCCGGTAGGAGTAATTTCAATCATCGGGAACGCGCACCAATGAAAACGCGCTGACTGTAATACATATACCCCACATGTGTAAAGGAGGTTGGGACTCCTGACGGGGGGTACCCCCTAAAAAGAGGGGGTGGAGTGTGTGGTACAGAAAAATAAAACCAAGGGGGGTGATGGAATGAGCGGAACACAGTTTATGCCTGCGCCGGGACTCCGATCTAGGGCTTTGGGGGGTGGGGGCCGGGTGGGGCTTCGGGTTGTAACAATGTTCCGCCCCCCGCGCCGGGGTCAGAATGTACCACAATTAATGTTCACTCGATCTGTTCAGAATGTACCACGCGTGCCGATACTTCCCTCACTGCATCACTTTCGATGCAGTCCGATCCCCGGCGGTTTCCGGGTCTGGAGTGCCGACATGGCCAAGATCGTAACTTCCCCCGCCGCTGACAAGCGCGCTTCCGCCCGTGAGGGTTTCATCACCGCCGCCGTCACCGACTATGGCGCGGCCAAGGTTTACGCCTTGCAGTGCCTTGAGGATTTCGGCGCGGAATTCTGGCTCAAGGATTCCAAGGGATATGCTCAGTGGGAGACTGAGCGCGATACCCTGCGCGATGGCCTGAAGGCCAAAGACCACTCGAACCCCCGGCAAGTGATTCGCCGCCTGATCGCCACTGCTCAGGGTAATAAGGGCAAGGGCACGGGCGAAGTGCGCGACCTTTGCGTGCGCGCTGAGAAGGATATCGGCAAAATCTACACGGCCTTCCGCCGCGAGGAGAAAACCGAGGGCGGTCTGAGTACTAAAGAAAGGGCATGGCTGCTATCGATTGCCAAAGCCCTCGCCGATAACGGGGTCGACCTCAACGCCCTGATTCCCAAGACCAAGACCAAGTAACCCGAGGGGCCGCAAGGCCCCTTCCCTTTGAGCCCCGCCCAGTGCGGGGCTTTTTTTTGCCCTGCGCCGCGCCCGTGTACCACGAATTACTGTTCACGGCGCGGCGAGGCTATGCCAGTTCTTCGCGGCGTGGTAGCCCGACCCCTTGCGTTCACGCACGTAACAGTAGCGGCACACGGGCACGAACAGCGCGGGCGCGAAAAGCGGAACAGTGTTACGCGAGCTATGCCAGTTCTTCGCGGCGTGATAGCCCCGAAGGTGGAACATTGTTACGCTGTTACATGCATTGTTACGAGCATAACAGTGCTAAGCCCTTGATTCTATTCACTTTTTCCCTATTGTTACATTGTTACGAGCATTTTCGAGAAGGTATGGGTACGACCTTGACAAAGCGTTGGGGCAAGTGCAATCCCCCTCCTCTTTTCTATTGTCAAGTCTCATAGCCACCATACTTAAAAACCATCATAACTTTATAACTTAATAACAATACCCAACTTTTCACTTGCAAATCAAGCACTTACCCACTTTGTACCACATCACATTGCCCCACCCCATTTATAACTTCGTAACAATGCCCGGTTCAAGT